CTCGCAATATCCCAACTCACCCGCATCGGTTACATCCCAGGCGTTTTCAGACGAATCGCCCTGGGCTAATCCACCCTTAATACATTCGAGCATTGCGGCTGTCTGGATGAAAGCGGCGCAATTTCCGCATTTTTGTTTCTTAGCCTCGGCAACTGGGACATCCCACTCAGAGGCGATTTCAGACCAGAAATCCTCATTAGGCTCCGAAGGGTTCAGAGGACCGTAGTTAGCCTTCTCAATGGCTTTCTCGCGGTTCTCAAGGTTGGCTCCTACATCCTGGGTCGCTGTTGGGCATGAAGCCTTCAATAGTGTGACGAACGCTGGCGTAAGAGACATAACCAAAGAATAGCATCCGAACATTTGTTCGAACTCATAACTTGAATAACTAACCCCCGTGTGTTATACTGGATATGTAAGAGAGAGGAGTGACCATGGAAAAGTGCGTTGAGTGCGGTGTCCAGATTGGGAAGTTTGAAGTGTTCCCAAAGGGCGTGTGCGTGAAGTGCTACGGAATCCAGTTCCAGAAAGAATGGGAAACCATCATCAAGGTCGGGAGGTTTAAGTGAGCGCCAACTACAAAAACTTCGAGTGGAAAACTCAAATATCTGCTGACGAGGGAACTGTGGACAACTACCTTTTCAGAGGCGATGTAAAGCCTGTAGCGCCGTCTGTGGGCGACTTATGGACAGCGCTTGAGTGGATTGCCCTTTACGATGCTGGCGATGATGTTGAACTCGCTCAGAGCCTTTCAAATGTCGTTGCTTTCCTATCAATCACCGCTGACACCAAAGAAAAGCGCGAGATTGTTGCCAAGGCTAAGAGGCAATATGCCAAGGCTCATGGAATAAAAGTTTCCCAAGTTAGGTTAAAGAAGTAGGATTATTAACCCCCGTATGATATGCTTATCCTGTAAGCGAGAGAGAGGAAATACAAATGTCATCAGTAATCGAAAAGGTCAAGGTCCAGCCAAAGGTGGGCGATATTCTTTACTCATCATGGGGCTACGACCAGACCAACATTGAGTTTTTCAAGGTGGTCAAGGTCAGCGATTTTTCAGTCTGGATTCAAGAAGTTGGGTCAAAGATTGTAGAAGTTACAGGCTGGGCGCACGAAAAGGTTGTGCCATCTGATTCTTCAGATTATCAGGTTCGTAACTGGGATGTGCCAGGCGAATACATTACAAAGACTTATCCAATCCAACGCAAGAAGATTCAGTATTTTAGTTGGGATGCTGACGAGATTTACTATGTTTCTTTGAACTCTTTCTCACACGCTAAGTTGTGGGATGGAAAGCCAAAAGAAGCAAGCCACACACACTAGGGAGGGGAAGAAAAATGGGTTACACACACTATTGGACAATCAAGGAAGAACTCACCCGCGAGAAGTTTATTGAATGGGCTGAGGGCGTGAAGGCTATTGTTGAAACTGCTGTGGAGGGCGGGATTGCTCTCGGTAACGGTCTCGGCGATGATGCTCCAGAATTGGCAGAGAATCTTGTAGTTTTCAACGGTGCAGGAAATCAAGGTGTCGAGACATTTGGAATCACCATTGACGATGAGGGCTTTGACTTTTGCAAAACTGGTGGAGCGCCTTACGATGCAGCGGTGACTGCCAGCCTTATCCATTTCAAGAAAATCTTTGGCGATGCTGTCGAAATCAAATCAGATGGCAATTGGGATAACTGGTCAGATGGTCGCGTACTGTACGAAACTGTCTTTGACATCCAACCAGAATCAATCCTCGCATGACCGCCCTGGAACAATTACAAAGAGAGCGCCATCAACGCTGGCTCAAGAATTGGAGCGAGCGCCTAGCGTGTTGCCTTAACTGCGATGAAGAATATACGGATGCTCAAATAATCGTGGTCAATGAAGAAAAGTCATGCCCACATTGCAAAGTCCCAGAGCATAAAATGTATTACTACTGCGAGGAGCATGGCTCATCTAACGATGACTGCGAAAGATAGGTCCGTGTAGATTCCATCAAATTATCAACTGTGACTAAATATCCTCTTGATTGGTTTGGTGGAATCTCACAATTTATCTGTCTGCCGAATTTAATGCAGGTATCTTTCAGAACTACCGTAGGGATGATAAGAACTGTTCCTTCTAGGTTAAACGCCCAATGCGATGCCTGGCTAACTGATAAGCCCGATGGATACCAGCCCTCTGTGTTAGGTGACCAGCAATAAACCTCTATGTATAAATTGCCTGTTTCTTTCCAGCGCCTATCGGTTTTTACCTCAACTGTTTCGACAAGGTGAGCCACATATTGCTCACCCGCTTGACCAAAACGAAAGTCTAAATCCCAATCGGAGTTTTTCATAGTGTCCACGGATTTGACTGCGTAAACGATAAAGGCGAGATTGGCTGATGCACGGTCTTATTCTCGTACAGGGCGAGGAGAATTGCTTCAGCACGGTCTGGAGAATGAACTCCTCGCTTCTTCATGTCCACCTTAGATTCAATCAAGATTCGACCCGATGAATCCGATTTGAATGTTGGTCCTGCTAACTGAGCCAATACAGCGCGGTCTACATCCAGGCGAATCTCTTGCTTTTCCTCTTTAGGTTGGAGCATTGCTCGGGTATTCCACCACATCTCGGCGCGTTGATTCTTGAACTTGGCTTGGTCTTTAGGTCGCTCTGCCACATTGACCCCGATAACCAAGGCTTTCAACTGCCGCTCTTTAACCCAGCGGTCCAGCAAAGAGACAACACCCCAGCCCACGCCAATCGTGTCAATCTTGACTCGTACCATATCTGGTACGCCTCTGGTCTTATGTTCGGCAACTGCTTTTTCAATCTCACCGATAATCACACCCGCGACATCAACAGCGTTCGCATTAGCCTTGCCAGATGAGCGATGCGTGATTGAAACTTTATATCCATCTGCCTTTGCAATTACGAATTCATCTCCGCCATCGGATGCAATATCAACTCCGAGACGGATAACGCTGGATTCGAGATAATCTTCATTGTTGGTAGCCAATTCCGCCCAATGATAGGGAATGACCTTTCCTGTTCCCGTTTGTGGGAATCGCGCATTAACACGGGCTTCAACGAATGGTGAATCCTCACCGAATTCGCTGATTACATCATCCACCCAACTCTGGTCTACTAGGTGCGTAGCAACCGCGTGAGCCTCTACATGGGATGGGCAACTGCGGCATTGACCAGTTTCCTCACCCGTGAAGTTAGGGGTGTCATAAGCCCCGATAGGGATGTTTGTGTAGATAGGTGAATTGCAGATGCGCTCGAACCATGTCTGCTCTTGGTCTGTCGGCGGGTTACCTAATACGAGGAGGCGTGTGTGTCCACCCGTCATAAGCGCTTCAAGGGCTGAACCAATCTTGTCCGATAAACCTCCAGCCTCATCCACCACTACGAGCAGGTGAGGCGCGTGGATACCTTGAACTGCGGCTTCATTGTTATCGGCTGGTCGAAATCCGTAGGCAACCACCGTGTCATCCATTTTCCACTCGGTAGTCAAAATCTCACCTGGCAAATTGTGAGCAATGTGAACTCGGCGGATACCAGCCCACATAATGTTTCGAACCTGCTTAAAAGTGGATGCGGTGGTAATGGCTATCGCTGTACCAGGCGGGTGAACTGAAATCCACCATGCAACGGCTCTCGCCGCTAAGTGAGACTTTCCTGGGGCGTGGCAAGCGGGAACTGTCGTTCTCTTATTATCTCGAACCGATTCCAGAATCTCGCGCTGTTTAGACCAGATTGTTTCACCCAAGCCATCTTCAATAAATCCAACTGGGTCATTCTCGTATCTAGCCCAAGGATTACTTATCTCAGCATCAAGGATGACCGATAGCGCGTACTTTTCATCTTCATTAAGCGAGAGATAAATCTTTGCGCGTTCTTCGGGCGTGGCATTGAGAACGAGGTCTACAAGCCGTTCACCCATTGTTTACCTCTTTCGTATCGCTAAGACTTTAGCAATCTTGCTTTCCAACTCGCCTATTTCAACCTGTATCTTAATCGGTTCCCCATTGGTTCCACCAATCTCGACCCTATCGGTCTTTCCGAACTCCTCTGGCATCTGGCGCTCAAGCCACCATGCAGCCGCTCTCCAGTCACCATCGTTACCGCTTTTTGCTATGACTGCGACCTTTTTAGTTATTGCCTCGGCTTTTGCCCGTTCAACTTTGTCAAGAAATTCAAGAAATATAACCTCAGATGGATTATTTTTTGCGCCTTTGACCAACTTCAATCTCTCGCGCTCTGCTAATCCTCTGTTTATCCATGAATAAAATGTTTGGTTTGATACCCCTGCCGAGGCAACTGCTACTCGAACAGGTGTTCCAATTCTGATGTAATCTAAAAGTGTCTGCTCTAGGTCAGGTTGAAGTAGCGCTGTCTTGCGCCCAGCCGTTTTTGCTGGCTTGGCTGGCTCTTTCTTTGCAACTGCGCTCATAAGATTATTCTACCTCCGTTGTACATGCTTCCAATGGTATCTGTAACAATTCAGCGATGTCGGTCCAGCCGTATATTGTGTTAGCCCATGTATTCAAATCCTCGGTGTGAACTCGCATTGAATGATTGCCCACTCGGATGTTGGTGCGACCAATCGGATTATGTCCAGGCTTGGTCTTTCCCCCTGAAAGAATCTCGGCTACTTCTTCCCTGGAAAATCCCGTTCCCTTTGTACTCGTACTGGTCAGTAACTTATTGAGGTCGCCTGAATCATAAGTGGCAAGGTCTGAAGTGCGATTGTCCACGATAAGAATTTTGATTTCTTCAATGTCATCTACCTCAATCCAATGCACCGCTATCTTCTCCCAGCCTAATTGAACTGCTGCCTGAAGTGTGTGGTTTCCCGATACGCAATGCTTCGTAGGGCGATTGACCACGATTGGTCGGTATTGCCCCATAGTTGAAAGGGACTCAATGATTGCTCCAATGTCACCTTCACGCGGATTGAGCGGGTGAGTAAGAATCTCGTTCACGGGAACGGTTTCTACATCTTCGGGTGAACTCTCCGAGCGCTCCTCAATCCGTTCTGGCTTCTCCGCAATTCGCTCTGGGAATCCTAAGCGCTCTTTAATCCCAGCGTTGGCTTTGCTCTTAGTCTTTCCGAACTCCTCGTAAAGTTGCTCTTTCCACGCATCGTAGGCTTCTTGTTCAATGCTGAACTTCCACGCGGCTATCTTTACCTCGGGGTCATCTTTAAGGTTCCCAGAGGTTCCCAAAGGTTCCTTTTGGTCACCTGATATGAGGCGGTCTAAAGTCTCAACCTCAGATGTAGTAAATCCCGTGCCATCCAACTCAGGGAGGGCTTGCAGGAGGCTTTTGAGAAGTGGCTCGTTATATCCAGCCAGGTCGGTTAAACGGTTATCGGCTAAAACAATTTTCTTTGCTGTGTCATCGTCTACTTCAACGAGAACTGCTTTTATCTTTTTCCAACCAAG